AATAGTTGCATCTTTACCAGGAGCACCTTTTTCACCTTGTGGTCCAGTATCCCCCTTCTCGCCGGGTAGTCCCTGATCCCCTTTATCACCTTTTAATCCTGCAACTCCTTGCTGACCGGTATCGCCTTTGGCTCCCTTGGCCCCATTCTTACCAGGAGCACCTTGCACACCAGGTTCACCTCGTTGGCCCACCCCGGCCGGGCCAGTTAATCCGGTTTGGCCATCATTCCCTTTTGGTCCAGGCTCCCCTCGGTCACCCTTAAGACCAGGTGTTCCGTCTTTGCCGTCTTTACCATCTTCGCCTTTGATCCCATCCTTACCGGGTGCACCATCTTTACCATCTTCGCCTTTGATCCCATCCTTACCGGGTGCACCATCTTTACCATCTTTACCATCTTCGCCTTTGGCGCCATCCTGGCCAGGAGTACCAGGCATACCATCATTACCCTTATCACCATCCAATCCTTTCGGACCTTCAATTGCCTCAATCAGAGACTGCTTTTCTTCTATTAGGGTTTCGAGCGCAATCCTTTGTTCTTCGATCTTAATATCCAACTTTTCGAACGAAGCAAGAATAAGTGCTAGGTTAGTATTGTTGATCATTTATTCAGATACTTAATTAATTTTTCATTCAATTCAATCTGCTGGGATTTGAGCATCAAGTCTTCGGCTGATTCCTTAGCCGCTTTCTTCTCAGCTTTCTTCTCTTTCTCGGCCGGTAACTCTGGCTTAGGCTCTGGCTTATCCTCGGCAGGTGGATCCATTGCCTCATCTGGTTCAGGGAGAGATGGCACAGATGACATAGTTGCCAAATTAGAATATTCTTCCGGCTCAGGTTCAGCATTCATCTGCTTATCCATTTCCCGGATATCTTCGTCGGTCTGCTGCAGAAGATTTTTACGGATCCAATCAGTGCTATAGTACTTACCGGTGTACTCATCTATCTCACGAAGCAGAGCAATACGCTCGCGCATGATCTCCATCCCTTTTAATTCTGCAAAGTAATTGTCTTCCTGAAAGTCTACAACCACTTCTTCTCGGATAAGCTTCCATTCTTCGTCGGTGATGAGACCTTTGATAATCAATTGAGCTCTGAGTAGATCCAAGAATAATCGGCCAAACCGCTTACGCAATTTATCAACGAACTTCTTAAACTTAACCTCATCACGTGAAATCTCAGAACTACGTCCGATATTAAATCCCTGTTCACGCTCTAATCTACCTTGTGGAACATTAAGGGATTGATATAACTTCTTCTGGAAGTATAATACGTCTTCGATCTGATCTAGGTTTTGACCACCTGGTAAAGTACTAATCTCAGTACCTCGACCGCCTTCACGACGTGGTAACCAGAAGTCCTCTAGCATAGACATGTGCTTACGATCGTCTCTCATCTGACCGGTTTTAGCGTCATAGATCAATTTATTACGATGCTTGGTCATAAGCTGTTGCATGTATTCTTCGGCTTTACCCTTAGGAAGATTACCGACGTCTACGTAGAACACTCTACGCTCAGGAGCACGAGCTAGACGATAGATGACCAAAGAGTCTTCCATCATACGTAATTGGTTAGCAGGCTTTAAAGCTTTATGTAGATAAGATACTACTCGTTTACGATCTGATGATAACAATCCCGAACTAACAAAACAGATTGAGTCGGGTGCGATCTTAACCCCGGTATTAGAATTACCTGCTCCGCTTTCTTGATAGATGAAGTATTCTTCTACTCCATTAATAAGGGTTAATCCACTATTAGCATCTCTTTCTTTTTTATACTTACGAACCTTACGGATCTTAGTCGACTCAATTGGTCGAATCTCCATTATGCCATTCTTAGTTCTTTTTTCATCTACTATGATATGATAGTATAAGCGACCATCAACATACCATCTACGGAAGATATCACTACAAGAGTTATTGATATCCAGCATTTTGCAAATAGTATCGAATTCTTCCTGTAGTACCTTTCGTAATTTAGGAGAGGATACGTCATTAGCATTTAAGGTTAATGGTCCCGCAAAAGTGTCATCTGATACAATAGCCTCATTAACAATATCTTCGATCGCTGCATCAACTTCGGGCTGTGCAGCTGCATCACGATATTTGAGAATTAGCATCGAATCATTCTTAGCGGAAGAGGCATCTTGATCTAGATATTCACCAAAATGCCCGCCAGCGCTAACAACTGCGGTTCCATCTGGATCTTCGGGTGGGACGAAGGATTTCACTTCACCAGTCTTCTTTGACTGCTTCTTAATGATTTCGAAACCAAAAAGCTGGTCTCTATCTGTCATATCTGCCATATTGTACC